GAAGGTTCTCCAGTATTTGGATTTTTGACGGTAAATGAGTGTTCTAGTTTAGGAGTGGTTTCAAAGAATTTTTGAATTTTCTCAAATTGAGTATTTGTAAGACCTTCTACAAATTCAACGAATTCCTTCTTTGTAGTAGTAGAACTGTCGTAAACATCTTCTGCGTCGAAAATTTGATCAATACAACCAGCAATAATATCAACAATACCTTCTGCAGATGGTGCTTTGCCCATAACAGAGGTTGTGACGAATTCTGTCCATGCAGGATATTTCATTACAACGCCAAGATCATCAGTTAGCATAATTTTGTTACTGTGCCCTTCTGGTTTAATTACCTGAACTTCTGACAAGTTTAAACTATACTTAACTCTTGTTTCTTCGTCATCACGGCATGTCACCATTAATTCAATATCTTCACCAACAGAAACAGCACGAATTTGAAGGAAAATATACTCCAAGTCAAAAATCGGCAATTCTTCGATTTTTATCCTACTCTGAATACAACCCTTTAATAGAGTTCTTACCGCTCTCTCAATTTCCTTTTCGTCTTCTGTCTCTAGAGCAATGAGAAGCAGTTTTTCTTCTTTTACGACAAATGGGCGATATTTGATTTTTTTGCCATTTGACGGAATTTCCAACTCATACGTTGGAAGAACAACTTGTGGTAATGCCATTATGTTTAGACCATATCATATGTATATTTAGCGCGACTTTTAGAACCAAAAATTAGCGGAAAAAATTTTCCCAGTTTTATGGAATTGAAAAAGTCAATTTGCTGACGGTGGTGTTGGTTTTAATACAGGAACAATTCCTTCCTCTGGGATAATCCTAGACTTTCCTGGTGCATAGGCAGCAGAGTTAGTAATGTCTTTATTAATAGTGTAATGTCTTTGATATTTAAACTGTCCTGTAACCTTTAGCAATTGTGCAGTTCCGAACTGCAATGGTACAGCATCAATAGCATATGGATATGCTTTTTCTAAAACATACTCGATGGATTGCCTTTGAGTTGCACTTCTACCACCTATCTCTGTTTTGCAAATTCTAATCGTGGAAGCATATTCGTTCTTATATCTCAATCTAGTCACTCTGTTCTCTAATTCATATTGAGCACCGCGACCCCTCTCTACTGGAGTTTCATTAAAGATGAAAAAATACCATTCATTTAAAAACTTAAGTGCCTCTAAGTTTGCATCTAGCATGAAACTAATCTGCAACTCTGTGAACACCCTAGTATGAGGATAATCTACAGATCCAAGACCAGTATACAATCCATTTTGTGAAGCAGTAGCAGTGTTGATATTAGGTAGTTGAACTTCATCGCAGAAGTATTCAATGATCTCACGATCATGTGTGATTGCACTTGGCAGGTCTTCAAACTTCACGAGGAAGTTGTTAGACATTGCCATGCCACCTTGTTTTGCCATCCTAGCAGCAAAATTGTTTATACCAGACACGCTAAATACCTATGTTGGACACTTTATATTTATGGCGTACTCTGGTTACTTCAAACCGAAGAATCCTACGAAGTACCGTGGCAACCCGACAAACATTGTTTATAGGTCACTATGGGAACGAAAGTTCATGGTGTTCTGTGACAACAACCCTAGTATATTACAGTGGGGTAGTGAAGAGATTATTATACCATACAGAGCACCTGATGGTAAAGTGAGAAGATACTTCCCTGACTTCTACATAAAGGTTCGTGAAAAGTCTGGTAAGGTCACGAAGTATATCATTGAAGTAAAACCCAAAAAACAAACACAACCACCGAATGAGAAAAATAAACGAACTGCCTCATATCGTAATGCTGCATTAACATACGCAAAAAACCAAACTAAATGGTCTGCTGCTCGTGAATATTGTGAAGATAGGCAGATGAACTTCTTAATATTAACCGAGGATCATTTAGGAGTATGAAACAATGGCAACAGGATTCGCGTCCGTCCAACGCAACATGGTCAACGAAGACCCAGGACACAAAACACTATTTGAAAGAATAAGTGCTAAGACAGGAGGAGAAAAGAAGTCTCTCGCTTGGTACAGGGCAGCAGTAAAGAATGAAGCAAGTGCATACAAGAAAAACTTTAACAAGTATCTTCTAGAAGAAAAGAAAGATAGAGTTGGTGCTGCAAAAGAACAAGATGCAAATGAATTGCGTAGATACACTGTAGCAGGTCATCTATACATGTTTGAATACAAGGCAAAGATGAGATGGTTGCCCTATTACGATAGGTTTCCTCTTGTATATGTCATTAAAGCATCAGGTAAGAATGAATTCTGGGGTGCAAACCTGCACTACCTGTCTCCAAAGAAGAGAATTATGGCTACAAAGAAACTATTACAGGGTAGGATTGACATTCCTAAGAAGTGTTTCCATAAATATCTAACAGCACATGTAGACGGACTTTTTCTCGACCTTGCTGCAACTGAATGGGACACTGCCATTCTACTGCCTACCGAAGATTATGTAAGAGATGTCAATGGTATGGTCTTTCCTATAGATAAAAAAATCGTTTGGGAAGACACTGATGAAGTATTCTACGACAAAATCAAAGGTCAACGTATGGTGAAAGGATACGGTACAAAACAATCTAGGGAGATGGCAAAGTAATGTCAGCACCAGCAAGAACAGGAACAGAGGGTGAAACATACACCTGGAAAAATAGACGTGGTACTGTAACAAAGAACTATGTCTATAGAGATGGACAGTGGAAACAAGTTGTACTAACTGCAGAGGAAGCAAAACAAAAACGAGTTGAAAATCGTACAAACTACACGCTAACTGCATTTGCACCACCATCCACAAACTATTCTTCTACTGGAGCGTTACGTTATCCTGATGATGGATCAGGTAATGCTGGCATGACAGAAAATAGTGATTATGTTCTCTTTCAATTCTATGAGTACAAACCACCTTTCCAGCAAAATGCTATTGGTGGTCCTGTATCTGATGGAACTCAATTTTCCAGAGATTATAATCAGGCATCACAATATAAAGAAGCAGGTGATGCATACAAACCTGTTGTAATGTACATGCCAGAAGATGTTTCTACTGGTTTCAGAGGTAACTGGGGTGGTAAAGCAATCAGCACAACTGGTTCTAATCTACTAGCAGGTGCTGGAGCAAAAGGATTTGATAAAATTACATCCACCGCAAATGCTTTGGCAGATTCCATAGGTAGATCAAAACAAATTCTTGGTGCTGCTGCTATCAAGAAAGCAGTACAAGCAATTGGTGGCGACAATCTAAGTAATGATGATATCTTTGGTAGTGTTTCTGGTGCTATTCTAAATCCAAACACTGAGTTACTATTCTCCTCTGTTGACATGAGGAACTTTCAACTTAACTTTAAGTTGGTTCCTCGTAATGGTACAGAAGCAACTACTTGTAATGAGATTGTCAAAACATTTAAAAAGTGTACTCTACCTAAGAGAGACCCTGGTAAAGTGTTTGGATTTGAAGGTCCATCAGAATTTGCTGGTTTTATTGGTGTCCCCAACCTTTGTAGAGTTAGTTTTATGAAAGGTTCCAAAGAACATGATGTGTTGCCTAGATTTAAAATGTGTGCTGTGACACAGGTCGATGTAAACTACACTCCAGATGGAACATATGCTACATATTCTGATGGACAACCAGTTGCAATGACACTAGCACTTAACTTCCAAGAAACAAAGATCTGTTTCGCAGAAGAGGTAGACAAAAACGAGGTAAGATAAATGTATTTCTCTATTGTTCCCAACATTCAATACGATGAGAAACCAATCAGTTATCCTTTCTCAGAATCTGATTTTGTAACTGCAAAAAATTTCTTCCGTAGATATAAAATTAATGAGGATATTTTCTCTAAGGTAATGTTCTTTAAGAAGTATACCATAATTGATGGAGAACGTCCTGATACTATAGCAGATAAAGCATACGGTAATCCATTCTATGATTGGGTAATTTTATTATCTAATAACTTGATCAATGCACAGTATGATTGGCCTAAATCAAACTATGATGTCTATAGGATTGCAGAGAGTGAGTACGACGATCCATACAGCGAGATACATCACTATGAGATCAAAGAAACCATTGGACAGTACAATGCTGGTGTAAATGTTGACGAGACATTCTACAATGGACAACACAAAGTCAACATCGGCGGCACAGTGACATTAAAAAACGGTAACGAGATTTGTAGTCCCATTACCGTTGCAGAGTGGTTACAATCAGAGAACGAAAAGTTGAGAGAAATTTATCTACTCAAACCAAAATACCTTCAAGGATTTGTTGACGACTTCAGAAAGCAAAACCTTTACAAGAAAGACGACAACTACATTAATCAAAGACTAAAGAAAACTGGTTGACTTTTTTGAGCAAAAATTTGCCCGAAATTTTTTTCCAGTTTTATGGAATTCACTAGTCAATATAGTCACAGGTTTCAGGATGTTTCCTGAGGAACTGATGTACATGACCATGAACATCTACATCTAGAGTATGATGTGCTCTGGTGTGGATCACTTCAATCATTCCTAGAGTTCCAACAAATATTAAATTAAAGAGGGTAACTGGATGACCCAGTACCCTCAAAAAATTTGTCAAGTAAATCACCTGATGAACTTGTCCATACGAAGTTTAATATAATACATCCCGATGACCCAGAGGGAGAAGAGAAACCCTTCTCCGTAGGACATGGAGTTCCATGCTCCAACTGCTCCGTCGAGCATTGCTAGAGTGTCAGGCATTGCCAGAACTTCAGTTCCCATATCAGTCCTCTGCAAGTTTAGCGAAGTAGGACAGAGCATCGTCGTCTTCAACGATTGCCTCTTCCTTCACAGGAGAAGGAGCAGAGCGAGTGATGTCAGGTGCGTTGAAACCATCGCTTGCCTGATCATAGTCACTACGAACTGGTTCATACTCTTCGTCATCAACAGAAGGACGAGCAGCAGGACGTGAACTGATACCGAGCACCATGTTCAGACGACGCTCAAGATCCTCATAGGACTTGAACTGGTCCTTAGCAGTGAATGCTTCCAGGGAGTGCTCAGACTTCCAAGTTGCTTCAAGTTCATCATCATCTGCACTGAGAGCAGAGACACTATCAAACTCAGAACTATCATAGTTCCAGTAACCTGCAACCTTTTTGATCTTCAGTTTGAAGTTAGCACCTTCCCAAAGATCAAAGACATTTACAGGTGTCTCATCTTGGAACTCAGGTTGCATGGCAGCAAGGATCTTGTCATGGATCTTCTTGCCATACTTGTAGAGGAATACCTTACCCTCGTTCTCAGGGTGCTTAGGATCCTTCACGACATAGATGTTGCTGTAATACTGGAGCTTACGCTTCTGCTTACGAGCAGTCTCTTTGTCCTCATCACTACCGCTGTTCCAGAGACGGCGGTTGACTTCACCAACGGGATCCTTCTCGTTAAGTGTAGTCAAGGAGTTCTCGATGTACCAACCACCAGGACCTTGGAAGGCGTGGGAGTACAGT